TCAGGAATGGTGATCTGTATATTGGTAAGAGTGGCTTTATTGGCAAGTATGGAAGTTTCTTAGATAACACTTCTACTTACCGATTGAGCTACTTTACTAACCATGCAGACCTTGGTAATGAGAATCAAATTTCTATTCTCAAGCGAATCAAGACAATCATCATTGGTGGGTCTAACCAGACTGTCACGATTAAATGGGGCTTTGACTTTGCTGCCAACTATCTATCGGGCAATGCTTTTATCCCTGAACAACAGAACTATGAGTACGGCCTAGCTGAATACGGCACAGCAGAATACTCAGGTGGACTCTTGATTAAGACACTAGATGTAAATGCTTCTGGTGCGGGTAAAATTGTTCAAACAGGTTACGAAACCACTATCAACGGCACTCAACTGTCAATTCAGAAGATTGAAATTCAATCTAAGAACGGCAAGATTTCGTGAGTATGAAACTCACACAAGGAGAATAGATTGTCTAATTATACAAAGAGCACGAATTTCGCCACTAAGGATAACCTTACCCCTGGCGATCCACTCAAGGTCGTGCGAGGTACAGAGATTGATACTGAGTACAACAACATTGCTACTGCCATTGCGACTAAGACAGATAACTCTGCTGCCGCAATCACGGGCGGTACGATTACAGGTATTACAGACTTAGCGGTTGCTGATGGCGGTACGGGTGCTTCTACGGCTACTGCGGCTCTGAATAACCTATTGCCTAGCCAAACAAGTAACGCAAATAAGTATCTACAGACTGATGGCACTAATGCTACATGGGATGCAGTAAGTCTTTCTACTGCCGACATTACAGGCACTCTACCTGTTGCCAATGGTGGTACTGGTGTAACTAGTTCTACTGGTACAGGTTCTGTTGTTCTGTCAAACAGTCCCACTTTGGTGACTCCCGCATTGGGAACTCCTGCATCTGGTACTTTGACAAACGCCACAGGATTGCCAATCTCAACTGGCGTAAGTGGTTTGGGTACTGGTGTAGCTACTTTCTTGGGTACACCATCATCTGCTAACTTGGCTTCTGCCGTAACAGACGAAACAGGATCAGGTGCTTTGGTGTTTGCCAATAGCCCAACCTTGGTTACTCCTGCCCTTGGAACTCCATCTGCTTTGGTAGGAACAAACATCACAGGCACTGCTTCAGGTCTGACTGCGGGTAATGTCACTACTAACGCTAACTTAACAGGTGCAGTCACTTCTGTTGGCAATGCAACATCTTTGGGTTCATTTAGTTCTGCTAACCTTTTAGGTGCTTTGACTGATGAGACAGGCACAGGTTCAGCAGTATTTGCCACCTCTCCTACCCTAGTCACACCTATCCTTGGAACACCTACTAGCGCAACTTTAACGAACGCTACAGGTCTTCCTATTGCTACAGGTGTGTCAGGTCTAGGAACTAATGTAGCAACCTTTCTAGCCACTCCATCAAGTGCAAACCTAGCGGCTGCTTTAACTGATGAAACAGGAACAGGCTCTGTTGTCTTTGCGACTTCTCCGACACTGGTGACACCAGTATTGGGTACTCCAACAAGCGCAACATTGACTAATGCAACTGGTTTGCCTTTGACAACTGGAGTGACAGGAACTTTACCAACTGCCAATGGCGGTACAAACCTAACATCATTCACATCAGGCGGTGTGGTTTACGCATCTAGTTCTAGTGCATTGGCTACTGGGTCTGGGTTGGTATTTAATGGGACTAACTTAGGTTTAGGCGTTACACCAGGCACTTGGTGGTCAGCATCTAGGGCTTTGCAAATTGGAAGCACAACAAGTATTGAAGATTTAACCACATCAGTAACAATTGCTTCTAATGGCTACAGAAATAGTGGTGGAAGTTATGAATATTTAACATCTAGTAAAGCGGCTCGATATATTATTGGTGGCGGAGATAGTGAGCATTTATGGTACACAGCACCTACAGGAACAGCAGGGAACAACATCACCTTTACTCAGGCGATGACTCTGGATGCAAGTGGGAGATTATTACTTGGCACTACATCAGTTGCCAGTGCAGAACGGGCCATCATTGCTTTTGACAGTACCGGATCAATCTCTCAGGGGTTAAGCACTAAAGACACAAACGCTTCTGCAAGCGGTAATGCACACATTGTTCTGCGTAAATCTGATAACACCTACATTGGGTCTTTTGGCAGACAATCTACAGACACAGCAATGTTTGTAGATGGAAACGAATACTTGGCATTGCGTGTTAATCAAACGGAAAGACTACGCCTCGACAGCGCAGGCAATCTAGGCTTGGGAGTTACTCCGAGTGCTTGGGGTAGTGGAACAAAAGCATTTCAAGTTGGTAGTTATGGTTCTGTTAACACAATAGGTGGTATTGATGTTGGTATAGCTAATAACGCCTACAACGATGGCACAAATTGGAAATACATTGCTTCACAAGAAGCGGCTTATTTAAAAGTAAACCGCAACACTTTTTTGTGGAACATTGCTGCCGCTGGAACTGCAGGAAACACTATCTCCTTTACTCAGGCGATGACTCTGACGGCAGATGGTGATTTGCTTGTTGGTGGTACTACTTCATTTTCAAGATTAACAGTACGTGGCTATTCTGGAACAAATGGAAGCTATACCAAAGTAGCGCATTTTGGTGATGGCGTTAGCGGTAACTCTGGTTATATTGTGCAAGGTGGTTCTGGTTCAAACACAGTAGGATTACTTGCAGATTCTGGTTCTTTAATACTTGGTACAGGCTTTGTAGAAAAAGCCAGAATAGACTCTAGCGGTAACTTGCTTGTTGCAAAGACTACACAAGATACTGCAAATGTTGGAATTGAACTACTGAGTGATGGGCGAGGAAATTTCACAGTAAGTAGCAATGAAGTAGTAAATATAAAAAGATTAGCAAGCGATGGAAATTTAATACGCTTTTTTCAAGATGCAACAGAAGAAGGTAACATTTCTGTCTCAGGCACTACTGTTTCATACAATGGTGGTCACTTATCTCGATGGGCGCAAACCACAGCACCAAAAGACAATACGCTAGTTAAAGGCACTGTGCTGTCTAACCTTGATGCAATGAATGTGTACACAGACTCTGAAGGCAATCCTGTTGACAATGAGCAGTTAAACAAAGTCAAAGTGTCTGACACAGAAGGCGATGTAAATGTTGCGGGTGTGTTTGTTAACTGGTCACATGATGAGCAACACAATGTTGACGAAATCAACATGGCAATGACAGGCGATATGATTATCCGAATTGCTCAAGGTGTAACTGTTGTTCGTGGTGACTTGCTCATGTCTGCGGGTGATGGAACTGCCAAGCCACAAGGCGATGACATTGTTCGCTCTAAAACTGTTGCAAAAGTAACTTCAAACCACATCACTTGCACATACGCAGATGGCTCATATTGTGTGCCTTGCGTCTTAATGGCTTGCTAATCTTTAAAAGGAAATAACATGACTATCTCAACTACTTGGAAAATTACCCAGACAGACTATCTCACAGCAGATGGTTTCATAAACTGTGCCCACTGGACTGCAACTGCGGTTGACGGAGACTACACGGCTTCTATCTACTCCACAGCATCTTGGCAAGCAGGAACACCCACAATCCCATATTCCTCAGTTACTGAAGCTGAAGTATTGAATTGGGTGTGGGAATCGGTTGATAAACAAGCCACAGAAGATGCTCTGGCGGCTAATATTGCTTTGCAAAAGAATCCTGTTACTGCTACTGGCACACCTTGGGGTCAAGCATGAAGCTAGAGTTAGACGTTAACGAAGTGCAATTCATTATGAATGTGCTTGGTCAATTACCAACAAGTTCCAACGCCTATGTGCTTTGGAAAAAAATAGAAGAACAAGCAATAGCGCAAGTTCCTAAAGAAGCGGAGTAAACATCATGGCGTTCACAAGTCAACAAATCGTAGATTATCTGCTTGCAAATCCGAATATGTCGGATGCCCAGATTGCAGCGGCTATGCAACAATTTAGTGTAACGCCCGCAATGATGGCTGCCGCAGTTAACGTACCCGTTGAAGCCGTTAAAGAGAGATATATTGCGGCTGCACCCAACACTGAAACTGCTGAAAACATCAACAAATTAGCAAGTCAGATTCTTGCACAAGGTACAACTGAGGCATGGACAGGTGGCTTACCTCCTGAAACTGCCGCCTTGTATATGGCAAGTGATTTGGCTAAGAGTGGTGTTACCAACATTGAACAGATCACCAAAGCTGATACTGGCATTGTTAACGCCATGACGGGTGAGAAATTAGTCTCTGGTTATGGTGAAAGAACTGGTGGAAACCTTTGGTCTGGATCATACGAAGGCAAAGGTAATACTGGTTTTGGTGTTAACTTTGATGAATCTGGTAAGCCTATTTTTTACACACAAGGTGCATCTTCTAGCACTTTAAAAAATGATGTTCTTAAACTAGCGGCAGTTGCGGGTGCAATTTATGGTTTAGGTGGCTTTGATGGTTTATTAAGTGGTGCGGCAGGTGGTGCAGGAACTGCTGCTACTGTTGGAACTAGTGGTTTAACTGCGGCTGAGATTGCATCTTTAACTGCGGGAGACTTAGCCA